CTCAGTGTCCCTACTTGGTTAGGTCTAGTTGGTCTTAAGCGCCCGAAAGGGTTCTTAGGCCGACTATCTCTAATCAAGGATAAGGAAGCCAAGTGCCGGATCATTGCGATCCTTGATTATTGGTCTCAGTCAGCTCTCTTGCCGTTACACAAGGCCCTTATGGGGCACTTGAAAACGCTAAGGAGCGACTGTACCTTTAACCAAGGGTCCTTCATTGCGAAACTTCCTGTTGTAGGGCCGTATTACTCAATGGACTTATCTGCTGCGACGGACCGGCTTCCTGTAGAGATACAGGAGAAGGTCTTAGCAGAGATGATATCCAAAGAATATGCGGCTGCTTGGCGAGCACTGATCTGCGACCGAGACTATATGACTTCGTGGGGTAACCCTTCGCAGAGGCACTTTGTGCGCTATGCTTGTGGCCAACCCATGGGAGCATATTCATCTTGGACCGCATTTGCCGTGACTCACCATGCGATTGTACGCCTCTGCGCCAAGAAGGCAGGTTTGCCTGTGTCTTGGTCAGAGTACGTGCTTCTCGGAGATGACATTGTCTTGACAAACAGTGCTGTCGCTGAGCAGTACCGTACGGTTATGCAACAATTAGGTGTTGAGATCTCCGACACAAAGACGCATGTGGGTCAAACCACGTACGAATTTGCTAAGAGATGGATTCACGATCGTAATGAGGTTTCCGCCGCTCCTCTAGGCTCCTACCTCGAAGCTATAAGACTCAGAAAGGCACCCAAAACCGAGAACCTTAAGCCCGGTCACCCGGGCGGGAGTAAAACCCCCGTGAATTCATTTTCGCTTAAGCAATCGGTAGCTTGGGTGTCCTACTATGAGCTTGCAACTTGGTTGAGGGAGATAGAGAAACGATGGCTACCACGATCCAGCTCATTGGTGACCCGGGGCTTGTGTGCTGAACTCCTATCCTCCTTGCTGCCAGGTGGTTATCCATACCGCTTGGCCGAGAAGGCCTGGAGATTCTTTCTATTGCCCTCTCGCGAGGACAGTAGATCACTCAGAGCATCTAAAACTAGAAAACTAGGGTTAGAGCTCTCGGGTGGTAAGCCACTGACTTGCTTCGGTGGGCGGAACGCTCAGAGAAATCTGATGGTTCTGCTTAACGAATGCAAAGCAAGGGTTATAGAAGAAGCACTCAAGCGCCAGCACAAGAAATTAGTGGATTTCCAGTTGGAACTCCCTAGATTCTTGCCGCTGGTGCCTGAAGGGTTGGATGCCCAATCGTTACTGCTGTCCTTGCCTCCATTTGCAGCGATGCGATCGAACATCGCTGAGCTGCAAATAGAGTTTGATAAGGCGCACAAGGTGAGAGAATCCGATGATCTGATGCATTGGTTGCATCTAGATGTACGGCTCTTTCTCGATCCTTTTGCGGCCATATCAATTAGAACGAGCAAGACCGTTGCCCAATCAAAAGCAACAATCTTGAATACGCTTGGCGCGATGACCAAGGCTGTGATTCAGGCGAGAGTCGTTGCACTAGAAATAGTTTCTAAGGATCTCCACGATTTTGTCGTGGCCCCAGACGGAACTACTATAGTGTGGGCGGATGAAGTCATAAAAATGGCTCATCTTGCTACCCAGCGATTCTCTACTGTCCCAACAGCCGGTAACATACGCGCAAAGTTACGCAAGAAAGTGAGAGTCTCTTCCAAAGAGTAGCTAAACCTAAGCCTTGGGGTACTTGTAAGATCCCAAGACCGGTTGCGCTCAGAGGTTGAGGGATTCTCAGCTCAGATTGGACAGCACCTTGTGTAGTATTGGAACTACTGTAGCGAGCGTGTTCGAACGTCCCCTTGCAGGGATAGATCGTAGCGGCCGCTACCTAGGTGGTGGCCTCCTATACCAG